GTCGGGCGTTGGCATTAGTCGAGAACGACACCGGGGTGGCTTGCTTTGGAACCCTCTTCGTCGAGAGCTTCGATTTTACTTTCTTCTTGTTAGCCATTTTGGATGGAAACAAGACTAAATTAGTTCGCTTATCAGGGGTGATCGTCAAAGTTTCATTGAAACGAACGGGGGGGTCTCCACAAACCTCCCCCGACGGCCCCAGTCAGGGTGATTAATCCTTCTACACATCCTCGTCCGTTTCCCTCATGAACTTCACCTTCGACAAGTCCACGTCAGCTAGGACGGTGGTGGTCTTGGGTGAAACGCCTGCCGGGCGCATCTTCTTCTTTGTCGGCACTAGGACGTCCAGCGTACGCTTGATGACAAACCCGGGCGTGGGATCAAATTCTTCATAAGTGAACTCACGACCCTCCTCGTAAAAGGCTGGGCAGTTAAGCAAGTCAGTAATCGGTGGCAACGAGTCTAACCAGGCGTCGAAATCAGGGATGTTCGTAAGAGGTAGCTCCTCAACAGCGACAGCGTCCATCCATCCAGCAGTCTTATTGGGATACTGTTCTTCCGGTGGTGCATCATCACCCCAACGTACAATGGTGTTGGTGGTTTTGAAGCCCGGGAGTGCGTGCATAACGGCAGCGCACAGCTTCCCCAAGAGTGGAGTGTGGGAGTCGGTGTAAGAAAACGAGAGAGCCTTCTCAAATAGCTTCTGAGATGGCGAGAGAGGTACAGCAACTGTGAGGTGCAGTTTCTCCAACTGTCTGCGCAGAGAGCACATTGAGTTGGGGTCACCGAGCCAAACATCAGGACCATAAATCCGAGCGAGGAAGTTGACACCAATGTCGGCGGAGGCACGAGAATAGATTGGGCATTTGAGGATGAAACCTATGTCACGCGCAGCGCGAACAAGGATTTCATCTCCCATGTCACCAATCAATCCGTCATCTCCACCGGCCATAACAGATGTCATAAGACACTTCCAAGCAAGGTCATAGTCTCGGTTGTTGGCAAGCGCCTTGGCGTAGAATATCATAAAGAGGTTTATGATGGTGTTCCACACCGAGGTGCCCATTTCACCAGAGCCGCGAGTATCTTCTTGCTCATAACGAAAGCCGTGGGTTGTCACACCCACGTTCCCATGCGAGAGGTCATGCGCTTCGACGAATCCGCTAACGTAGCTAGGTGCGAAAAATCGACACCCAACAGCTTTTTCAAGTTGGCGGCTAAAATTGTTAACAAACCCATCCATACGATGGATATCAGGGCAAGCAACAATCTCAGAGACGGAGCAAATGGCAGCAACACGAGTAGCAACTTCACGCGGGGTCTTCCCAAAGGCGTAGAACGGAAAGCGCTTCATGTAGTCCATAAGTGGGTACATGTAGTGGGCATAATCGATCTTCGTCTTAGGGTTGAACGTGGAAATGTTGCGCGGATCGGTCGGTTTACCATAAGCCTCGGCTTTCATAAACGTCTTGACGATGCGTCCAACAACACCCAGCAAACCGGAGTCGAGCAGGTCACGCTTTTGTCCGGGTTTGACTTGCTTGTCAGCAACGGCCTGAAAATCATATGGGATAGCTTTGTGTGGCTCGGGAATGAGGCGCGACACAAACTCCTCCATGCATTGCTGCTTGAAAGGAGTCATTTTGAACTCTCCTAAGATAGTCTGGACCTGCTCACGGGGTAACAATACTCTGCCAATAATAGATTGGTCGGATGATGCTTTATTCTTAACTGGAACGAACGCAGGCGGCACACCAAACGGTTTAGCAAAAGCATTCAATACAGCCTTA